AGAGGTTAATTATGGCTGATAAAAAACCAGGTAAAGTAAGATCATTTTTTGGAAAAGTAAGAAAAAAAATTGCACCTACTTTTGGTGAACAGTTTTCAAAAGCAAAATCAGAAGGTAAATCAAAATTTAGATCTACAAGAGATGACAAGAAAAAAGGTAAATTAGAATACCACACAAGAACTAAAGCTGAAGAGTCTAAAGCACAAAAAAAATACACTAACCGTGAAAGAGCAAGATCAGGTGATAAGAGTAAACAATTATCTGATAGAGGTGCTAAATTTAAATTAGCTAAAAAAATGGGTAAAGATAGTTTTACTCATAAAGGCAAAAAATACTCAACTCTTTTAAAAGGTGAAAAGAAGAAAAAACCTTTAATTTCTGGAAAAGGTTTTTTTGGTAAAAAAATTAACATTTCTAAACCCGAACTTTCAGGTAAAACTTCTAAAAAAATTAAGACTTTTGTAGGAGCTAAAGCGGGTGGAAGAATTGCAGGTGCTGCTAGAAACGCTCAACAACACGGGTTTTATTCTCCAGATATGGGAATGAAAAGCAGACCTATGTATGCAAAAGGTGGATTAATTAAAGGACAGCCAAAATTAGCAAAAAAAGGTTGGTAGTTTTTTAGTACCCATTTAGAAAGAATTTATGGAAGATCTCGTTTTACTTAGTAAAATAAAGAAACTTATCAACGACAGACATCAAGACGTTATTACCACTATGGTATCTGGTGGTGTTGACAATATGGAAAAATACAACTATATGTTAGGACAGATACGAACATATCAATATTTAAACCAGGAAATATCCAACCTGCTAGAAAAGAAGGAGCATTATGATACACAAGGAACAGTTATCGACATTAAAGGCAGCCCCAAAGATAAGCCTACCAAATAAAAAATTAGTCGGGGTTAAATCAGAAAAAAAAGATTCATCTAAAATTCCCGTTCCTACGGGATGGAGACTATTGGTTCTACCTTTTAAACAAAAAGAAAAAACAAAGGGTGGAATTATTATGACGGACGATTCCATTGAACGTTCACAAGTTGCATCAACTTGTGGAGTGGTTTTAAAAATGGGTCCAGATTGTTACAGGGACAAAGAAAGATACCCAGATGGTCCTTGGTGCAGAGAAAAAGATTGGGTTGTTTTTGCACGTTATGCAGGATCAAGAATTAAAATAGAAGGGGGTGAAGTTAGACTTCTTAATGATGATGAAGTTCTAGCGACCGTGGAGAACCCCGAAGATATACTCCACGAATTTTAACATAGAGGAGAAAAACTATGCCAGACGTAGAAGAAAAACAAAGAGGAAAAATGGTAGACATTGACACTAGTGGTCCTGGTGCCGAGGTTGCTTTACCGGAAGAAAAAGTAAAGGAAGTAGAACAGGAGGAAACAAATGCAAAAACTGGTAGTACGGACAATAATCAGTCCGATGATTCATCTACGAAATCTGATGAGCAGTCTGATGCTGAGGTTAGCGAACAAAAAACTGAAGTACAAACTGAACAAGAAGAATCTAAAACTGTAGTTCAAGAAAAATCAGATAAAAAAGAAATGGACGACTATGGCGAAGGCGTTAAAAAACGTATTGCCAAGTTAACCAAAAAAATGCGTGAGGCTGAAAGACAGCGAGATGAAGCTGTTTCTTATACTCAACGTATCATGAGAGAAAAAGATGATTTAACATCCAAAGTTTCTAAATTAGATACAGGTTATGCATCTGAAATGGAAAATAGAATCAAGTCTTCTTTATCAGCAGCGCAAGCTAAGTTAAAAACTGCTAGAGAAAACAATGATATTAAATCAGAAGTAGAAGCAACAACAGCTATGTCCCAATTAGGTTATGAACAGGCTAAACTTGCCGAGTTAAAAACTAGGCATGAAATGGAAGCAAAAAAAGCCAAAGAACAACCTAAACAAGAGACTACTATTCCATCAAATGTGGAAGCTCCTGACCCTAAAGCGGCAGAATGGGCGTCTAAAAACAGATGGTTTGGTACGGATTCAGCTATGACGTACACTGCTTTTGATTTACATAGAAAACTTACCGAAGAAGAGGGATTTGACCCACAATCAGACGAATATTATTCTGAGGTGGAAAGAAGAATAAAACTTGAATTTCCCCACAAATTTGGTAAGAAGGTAGATACGACTAGTAAACCTACACAAAACGTAGCTTCGGCTACGCGTAGTACAAAGACCGGTCGCAACACAGTGAAACTCACGCCTTCACAAGTACAAATTGCTAAAAAATTAGGTGTGCCACTAGAAGACTATGCGAAACAACTTATAAACACGAAGGAGGTATAAGCATATGACAAACGAAAACAATAAAACTTCCCGTGCGAGCCAGAGTAGAGTTAAAACAGAACGTAAGAAACACTGGACTCCACCATCGTACTTAGATACGCCCAACGCACCGAACGGTTTTAGACACAGGTGGGTTAGAGTCGAAATTATGGGATATGCGGACACCAAAAATGTCCAGGGCAGACTCAGAGCTGGTTATGAACTAGTAAGAGCTGATCAATATCCAAATGACGACTTCCCAGTTGTTACCGACGGTAAATATCAAGGGGTGATCGGGCACGGAGGCCTTGTCTTGACAAGAGTACCTAACGAGATCGCAATTGACCGTTCTAAATATTATGCTGATTTAGCTACAGAACGAGATCAAGCTTTAGAAAACGATCTAATGAAGGATCAAGATAAGAGAATGCCAATCAATCAAGATCGGCAAACTCGTACAACCTTCGGTGGTAACAAGAATAGTTAATTTTTTAACAATTCTCAAACCAACGATTTAATTAACCGGTAAATAATTTATTATTTACTAATGGAGACAAATATGGCTAACGCGTCAACTAAAGGGTTCGGTTTGAGACCCATCAAAAAAGTTGGTCAGAATGATAACAACTCCGCTCTTAGCGAGTGGTCAGTAGCTGCCTCTTCTGCGTTAATCTCACATAATGATTTATGTATGATAACGGGGGATGGAGTAGTATTGACTTCAGGGAATACTAATGTTGCAAACATTGGTTCTTTGAATGGTGTTTTCTACACTGATGCGACATCAAACAAGCCAACGTGGGCCAACTATTCGCCTGCAGCTAATGCTGCAACGGATATCGTGGCATTCATCACAGATGATCCATACCAAATGTACGAAGTAATGTCTGCTGACACAGCGTTCAATCAGAACGAAGTCGGACATTGTGCAGATGGTGTTCATGCTGCTGGTGTAACACCGTTGTTTATATCTCAAACGAAGGTATCTGCAACAACGGCTAACACGACGGCTCAACTTAAAATACTGGGAGTTTCCAGAGATCCTGATCATTCGGACATAACAGAAGCAGGTTTTGCTTTAAGAATTATGATCAATGAGCACCTCTTGAAACAAACAGCAGGGATATAATAGGAGTATATAATTATGGCTATATCACGTAATCAACTAGTTAAAGAACTAGAGCCAGGTTTAAATGCACTATTTGGCCTGGAATACAAACGTTACGAAAATCAATCAAGTGAGATTTACGTAACAGAGTCATCAGACAGAGCTTTTGAAGAAGAAGTTATGTTGTCTGGTTTCGCCCAAGCAAAAGTTAAACCAGAAGGTTCTGGCGTTTCTTTTGACCAAGCGCAAGAAACTTTCACAGCAAGATACACAATGGAGACTATTGCTCTCGCATTTGCTATCACTGAGGAAGCTATTGAAGATAACCTATATGACAGACTTGCTTCTCGTTACACAAAAGCGCTAGCAAGATCGATGGCTAACACTAAACAAGTTAAAGCTGTTAATCCGCTAATTCAAGGATTGCCGACTACTGACAACTACGACTCTGGAGACGGAGTTTCTTTGTTCAATACGGCACACCCTACAATTGCGGGTACGTTCTCAAACACTCTAACTACTCAAGCAGACTTAAACGAAACTTCATTAGAGCAAGCATTAATTGATATTGCTGCGCTAACTGATGAAAGAGGTTTAAAAGTTGCAGCTAAAGGAGTAAAAATGATTATTCCTTCTCAGCTTCAATTTACTGCAGAGAGATTGATGAAATCTCAAGGTAGAGTTGGAACAGCTGACAATGACATCAATGCAATCGTTTCTATGGGTATGATTCCTCAAGGTTATAGAGTGAACAACTACCTAACAGATTCAGATGCTTGGTACATTATCACTGATGTTCCTAATGGAATGAAGCATTTCGACAGAGCCCCTCTTACAACTAAGATGGAAGGCGATTTCGATACTGGCAACGTAAGATACAAAGCTAGAGAAAGATACGTTTACGGCGTATCTGACCCTAGAGGTATTTTCGGCTGCGAAGGTGCTTAATAACTAAAAATTTTGGGGCGAACATAGTTTCGCCCCAATCTCAAATTAGAAAGAAAAAATGAAGAATTTTCTAGTACAAATATGGGCTTACGATTATCACGCTAAATTTAAGGTTTTAGCGGAAGATAGTGCTAATTCTATTGAAAAAGCAGTCCTTGACAAACTAGGAAAAAAAGATGTAAAGTGGGAATATCTCGGAGAAAAAGCAGGAGATCGACGAGTGAAACGTATAACTTATGAGGAAGTTAACGATGATAAAAGACCTATACAAACACAAACGGTCCTTGGAGTTGAGGTGGCAGTTAGAGTATGAGCAAAATAATAAATATACTCTGGATATGGTCAGAATTGATGACAAAATTAAAGAAGTCATTACTGAGATCAAGCTCGAGGAAAATAAAATTGCAGATAGAGAAAATGCAATTGAAAGTATCGCCGCCCAAGTTTCTGTGGCTACTTAAGTAAACGCCACATCGCTGAAATCGTACATTTCATCTAAGGATACCTTGCACTCAATTCAAATTTAACATATAAATACCTTACTATACAATTATTAATTGGATTTAGACGCGTATAGTCGACGGCCTAGAGACTAAATCCGATAAACTAGGAGGATATAATTATGGCAACAACTACATTTTCGGGACCGATAAAAGCGGGAACGATTTCAAATACAATAGGAACTACATTAGGAACTAATGTAGCAAACGTTGGACAAGTGGTAATGGCACAGACGTTTACAACAGGGGCATCACTTGCGGGTGGAGCTTCTGCAGCAAACAACACTACTGTTGTTATTCCAGCTAATTCACAAATTGTTGATATCGTGCTTGACTGTCCTACAGCAATGGGTAATGCAACATGTGTATTTAGTGTTGGGGATACAGTGGGCGGTAACGCTACATTTGTAAACTCATTTTCAATATCAGTTGCTTCAGGAGCGGGTAGAAAATATCCAACAACTGAATCAGGCGGAGCATTAGCATGGGCTGACACAGGTACTGCAGACGTAAAACTTACGTGGACAAGTACGGGTGCTACCGATGCTGGCGAAGTTAGAGTTACAGTTTTGTACCAACAAAATAATAACTTACAGTAATAAATAATTAAGTGCTCCTTCGGGAGCACTTTTATTAGGAGATAAAAATTATGTCAGTGAGTGACCAAACAACATTAAATTTAGCAGTAATAGCTACAGATACTTTATCAAGAGCAGGTAGAGCTAGAATTACTTCTATTCAAGGATTAGGAATAGCGGCGTCTACTTTACTTTTGTATGATGCAGCAACAGCAGGTGCGGCAGCAGCAGGTAATTTAAAAGCTACTTATAAATTTGGAACAGAAGGATTAGAAGTTTATGTTCCTGGTTCTGGAATACTATTTCAAAATGGAATTGTTTATAATCTAGCTGGAGCAGGCGGAAGCGTTACAGTAACGATCACCGGAGCTTAGGAGGGTAGATGGCCAATACAACTTCTGGCACATATACTTTTGGAAAAACTTTTTCTGTTGATGAAATCATAGAAGAGGCTTACGAAAGATGTGGAGTGCAATCTGTATCAGGATATCAATTAAAAGCCGCAAGAAGATCTTTAAATATTTTATTTCAAGAATGGGGAAATAGAGGAATTCATTATTGGGAAGTTGCCAATAACACTTTTACTTTAGTTGATGGAAAGAACGAATATACAATGTTTCGTTCTACAGGAGATGGTACTTCTGATGCTACCGCAGTTTACGGTGCAGCAGATATATTAGAATCTTCTTATAGAATTACTTCTACTAATATAGATGCACCTTTAACTAAAATTGATCGTTCTACTTATCAAGCTTTTTCAAATAAAAGTGCTAAAGGTACGCCTACTCAATATTGGGTTCAAAGATTCATTGATAAAGTTACAATGACTTTATATTTAACTCCAGGCGCAGCAGAAGATGGAAATAAAATAAGTTATTACTATGTAAAAAGAATTCAAGATGCAGGAGCTTACACTAATGCTGCAGATGTTCCTTATCGATTTGTTCCTGCAATGATATCAGGACTATCTTTTATGTTAGCTCAAAAATACGCAATTGAAAGAACACAACAATTAAAATTATTATACGAAGATGAATTAGCACGAGCATTAAAAGAAGATGGTTCTGCAACAAGTGCTTATATTACACCAGCATCTTATTATCCAACGGCTAGTTAATTATGACAAAATTTGCAACAGGAAAACATTCATTAGCCATTTCGGATCGTTCGGGTTTAGCATTTCCTTATTTAGAAATGGTAAGAGAATGGAATGGAGCTTGGGTCCATTTTTCAGAATTTGAACCAAAATCTCCACAGCTTCAACCTAAACCTGTAAGTGCTGATCCTCAAGCTTTAAAACGTGCAAGACCTTCAAGAGTAGCTTTTGTTACACCAAGTGTTTTAAATGATAATCCTTTTGCTACAACAGCAGCAAGTCCAACAGTAACCATCACAGAAAATAGACACGGTAGATCAAATGGAGATGCAGTAAGATTTTATCAAGTTAAAGAACCTATAGGCGAAGTCGGTGTTGCTAGCTTTGAATTAAATACTACATTAAATGGTAATATTTCAGATAGCGTTACAACTGTTTCATTAACAGATGCATCTGCTTTTCCTACTTCAGGATACATTGTTATTATTTCAATTAATGCAACAACAGGACATTATAATAGTGAAACGATTCAATACACAGGAAAAACAGGTAATGATTTAACTGGATGCACGCGAGGAACTTCAGCGCCTTCATATGGAAACAGTCCACAGAAAACACAAGCTATTGCTCATACAAGTGGGGCTAAAATTTTTGGTTCTTATTCCATTACTAAAATTAATAAAACTATTAACAATCCTGGACAACCTGCAACAGAAGTTGTTAGTGATCAATTTACAATTACGTTAGTTAATAATGCAACATCAACTCAAACAGGAGGAGGATATTTTGTTTTCGGTGGTCCCGTAAACGATAGAGCATAATGGCTTACACTTTAGCAAATTTACGAACTGATATTAGAAACTATACTGAAGCAGATAGCACTGTTTTAACAGATGCAGTTCTTAATACCATTATTAGAAATGCTGAAAATAAAATTTATAGAGAAGCAGATAATGATGATAATAGATTTTATTCTACTTCGAACTTAACTTCAGGTAATAGGTATGTTACGATTCCAGCAGATCTTAGAATTATTAGGTATATTCAACTTACAGATACGACAGTTACTCCTAATATACAGGTTTTTTTAGAAAGTAAGGATCCTTCCTACATGGCAGAATTTTATAATACACCTTCAACAGCTTCAGGAGTTCCTAGATATTATGCTAATTGGGATGCTAATTACTGGGTAGTTGCTCCTACTCCTAACGCTGGATATGAGATTACAATGGCTTTTGTAAAACAGCCCACAAGTTTAGTAACCGACACTGGAGGAACTTATCTGTCCAATAAATATCAGGATTTACTTTTGTATGGATCTTTGGTAAATGCATATGGATACTTGAAAGGTCCGGCAGATATGATACAATACTACCAAGGACTTTATCAAAATGCGATACAATCGTATGCGATTGAACAACAAGGTCGTAGACGTAGGGATGAATACCAAGATGGAGTTATTCGTACCCCTCTTAAATCACCGTTTCCATCAGAATATTAAGGAGAAAAAACATGGCGAATATAATACCTTTTGCATTTCGTGGAGAATTGTTTTCCGGGACGCATAATTTTGCATCTGGTGGTAATACATTTAAACTATCTTTATACACTGCTAATCCTTACTCTACAGCAAGCACAGCTTACAGCGCAACAAGCGAAGTAAGTGCAGCTGGAGGAAGTAATTACACTACAGGCGGAAATACTTTAACAGGAAATGCAGTTGCTGCTTCAACAGCTGTTGCTTCTTGTGATTTTGCGGACACCCAATGGAATTCAGCTACTTTTACAGCAGCTTATGGCGCAATTTATAATAGTTCAGCTACGGATAAATTATGTGTAGTATTAGATTTTAGTGGAGATAAAACGGCAACGAATGGTACGTTTAAAATCACTTTCCCTAATCCAGCAACACCAGCCGATGCTATTATAAGTATGGCTTAAGGAGAATAGAATGGCGTTAGTTATAAATGACAGAGT